TTGAATGGCAAACCCTATGCTCTGCTTTAGGTCCTCCGGGTGGTAATATTACTAGTTATATTAGATACGGACAAGGTATAGATAGACAGATGGAGCTAATTAATTTGGCCCTAGATATTGGACTCATTAATAAGGGTGGCGCATGGTATACTCTGGACTTTCTCGGTGACGAAAAGGCCAAGTTTCAAGGTGCGGAAAAAGTAAGGCAATTTATTATAGAGAATCCTAAGACATACGATAATCTATATGCGGAAGTTAAGAAAACAATGGGTATCAAATAATGCTTGTGCGAGATCTGGATGGTAATCTATCTAGTTGGCATTTTGGTGGAAATATATCTAAAGGATCGTCAGAGAATAAGTCTAGTTATCATCTAAAGGCCCGCACACTTATAAAAGAACTATATCCAACACTACAGATTTTAGAGGAAGTTACTATACATCCAAAAAAATCAGAAACAATGTATCTAGATTTCTATTTGCCCTTGATCAAGAAGTGCATAGAAGTTCATGGAGAACAACACTACTCTTTTGTGCCTCATTATCACTCTAATAAACTAGCGTTCTTGAAAGCACAAAAAAGAGATAGAGATAAAAAGTATTGGTGCGAGATCAACAGTATAGAGTATATAGAACTATCCTATAAAGAAGACATAGAAACATGGAAACAACTAATAAACCCGTAAATCAAAGCACCAAGCAACAAGTAGAGGACTGGGATAAAGTACTTGACGAATACGAATCTAGTATTGGTCTTGGTAAATACTCAAATGTTCACGGCTTTACTGACGATGAATTAACTCATTATTTTTCTATGCAAAGAGATTCTATAGAAAAACTAACACCAGAAGATTGTGCTCAAATAGCATATAGACTAGTTCAATACTCTCTGTTTATTCAGAGAACGCTAAATAGAGAAATAGCTAGATATAATTGGGCAGACGAATCAATTAAAGAGACAATAGCAGATGAAATCAATAATTATAAAGGATACGGATATGCTGAAAAGTCTCTACAGGCTATCAAGCATAACGACAAGGCGTCCGCCCTTAATAAAATTAAAAAATATGCAAAACAGAGAATAGACAGACTATCATATATAGCAAATAACATTAAGAATCTTTCTGATATTATCCTAGCAGTTCAAAAAACAAAGGTGAAGCATGGATCTTGAAAACTTATCTCAAAACCCTGAACAAATCAAGCAGCTAATCGGTCTGCTACAGTCACTACTTCCACAAGAAGAAAAACCAACTAAGACCAGAAAAACCAGCAAAAAGAATAATAGTGGCCAAAAGCCTACCAAGGCGGACACTAATAAGTTTTTAGCTATGCCAGAGATGATCATGCATAAGGAGGACACTCTGAAATTTGACAAGAAGGTGGTTGTCCAGCCTCCCACCCCACGCCTCAGATCCTATAATGCTATAGAGGTCACATGTCGTTCTTGTGGCAAAAAGGACAAAATCAATCCAGTGCTATTGGTAGATTCTGTCGAACGTTATAAATGTAATACGTGTTCAACTAGTGCTGGTTAAATTAAAAACTATATGATTTTATCTGACCCATCGGCAGAAAGAGCCGTACTGTCCATTCTATGTAAGTTTGGTGACGATGCTTATATTGAAGTATCAGACCTATTAGGAGACGCAAGCTTTACAATAGATAGTAATAAGTATATCTATCAATGTATTAAAAATATATGCGAGAATAATAGTAAGTCTTCTATAGATATAGCATCTATATTCTCAGTATCAAAAGAACTAGGCATAGATCATATACTTAGCCAAAAGGAAGAAACACAACATCTAAAAGCTATTATAGACTTTCCTGCGAATAGAGATAATCTGGCAAAATTTGCCGCTAAAATAAAAAAACTAGAGATAGCGAGAAAGCTACATTCACAGCTAGAAGATACCCAGGAAAAATTACTAGACATTAATGGGTCAGAGACCATTACTCACATCTTAAGTATCGCAGAAGATACGGTATTTAACTTTGGCTCTACTCTGAATGATTCAGAGAATAATCCTGCTCATATTTCAGCGGGTCTCGAAGACTATATAACCAATCTATCCGAAAATCCGATTAATCAGGTTGGTATATCCACAGGATTTCCGGTATATGATCAGGCCATTGGGGGCGGCTTAAGAAAGAGTACAATCAATGTTATCGCAGCAAGACCTAAAACCGGCAAAACCCTATTAGCAGATAATATGGGCTTTCATATAGCAAATAAGCTAAAGATACCGGTTTTAAATATGGATACGGAGATGATGAAGGAAGATCATATAAATAGAATTCTAGCTATGATCACCGAAACAGAGATTAATAAGATCGAAACTGGTAAGTTTACAGAATCCACGGTAACCAACGATAAAATCAAATCGGCCGTGGAGCAACTCAAAGATACGCCTTTGTACTATAAGTCAATTGCAGGAAAGTCTTTTGAAGAACAACTAGGCCTAATGAGAAGGTGGCTAATCAAAGAGGTTGGACTAAATTCAGATGGCACAGCTAAGCCATGTGTTATATTTTATGACTACCTAAAGCTTATGGATAGCGCAGGCATCAGTCAGGATATGAAGGAGTATCAGGTACTAGGTTTTATGATGACAAGTCTGCATAACTTTGCCTGTAAGTATCAGCTACCGATAGTGGCATTTGTACAGTTAAATAGAGATGGAATCACAAAGGAAAGTACAGATACAGCGTCGGGTTCAGATAGAATTATCTGGCTTTGTAGCAATTTTAGTATTTTTAAGCGTAAAACAGATGAGGAAATAGCAGAGGACGGAGCAAAAAATGGCAATAGAAAGCTAATACCTCTAATTAGTAGACACGGCTCAGGCATAGAAGAGAACGATTATATTAACTGCCATATGAAGGGCTGGTGTGCAAAAATCACAGAAGGCAAAACTAGGATAGAAATACTAAAGGGTGGTTCTGGAGGAAATAATGACGCGGGATTTTCTGTTGAAGAAACCGAAGATGAAAAAATCGATTTCAGTTGATCAAAATAAGATCAAAATAGTTTGCGACGGTTTGTGTGACAGAATAGAAGAACTATTGGATAGTTTTGGTCTAGAGTATCGTCCAAATCCAAAGTTTGTTTCTATGAGCTGTCCGATACATGGCGGAGATAATATAGGTGCTCTTAACCTATATCATATCGGAGACTCCTATAGAGGAAACTGGAAATGCAGAACCCATCAGTGCGAAGAGGTTTTTAAGGGGTCGATTATAGGATTTATTCGTGGTGTACTTTCTCATCAAAAATACAACTGGCGTAAGAACGGAGATAGTACCTGCTCTTTTCAAGAAGCGCTAGAGTATGCTACTAATTTTTTAAATGTAGACATAAAGAACATCAGGGTTTCTAATACTCAAAAAGAAAAAACTAGATTTGTATCAAATGCTACTATACTAGCCACAAATAATAATCAGAAAAAAAGAGGAATAAGCAGGGGAGTAATACGCAAAAACTTGGTTATACCTAGTCCATACTTTATTTCCCGTGGTTTTGACCCAGCTATACTAGACAGGTACGATGTTGGAGACTGTAAATCAGAAAATAAAGAAATGAGTGGGCGAGCGGTGGTTCCTATCTATGATAGTGAATACCAATATATGGTAGGCTGTAGCGGAAGAACAACCTCTAATGATATTAAGCCTAAGTGGAGACATAGTAGCGATTTTAAGGCAGAAGAAAATCTATATAATTTCTGGTTTGCTAAGGACATTATACAAAAAACTAATGATATCATCATTGTTGAAAGTCCAGGTAATGTGTGGAAGCTTGAAGAAAATAGTATACACAATGCTGTGGCTACATTTGGTGCTCATTTGACAGACAAACAAAAAATGATACTAGATACATCAGGAGCAATGAGACTAATAGTTATTATGGATTCTGATGATGCCGGAGAAAAGGCCAGAGAACAAATAGAAAAGAAATGCTCTAGAACATATAACATTCAACATATTAGACTATCTAAAAACGATATTGCAGATATGACACCAGAGGAAATCAATCAAGAAATAAAGGCAAAGATATGAAAACTACAATTATAGCATTTGCTGGACGTAAGCAGTCCGGGAAAACAACCTGTGCAGAAGCGGTCGCTAGTCGTTATCTAGGCTCATCCTCAACTGGTGATGCTCGCATATACAGCTTTGCTGATCCTCTAAAAAAAGACATATGTATGAATATTCTAGGACTAACATATGATCAGTGTTACGGTTCTGACGATAATAAAAACGAACTAACCAATAACTATTGGGACGATAAGCAGCTTACTGCTAGAGAGGTAATGCAGTTTGTTGGCACTGATGTATTTAGAAAAATGCAAAAAAACGTTTGGGCCGGTGCTACTATCAATAAGATTATGAAAGAACAACCGCAACTAGCACTAATTGCTGACTGTAGATTCCCAAACGAGGTAGAAGCAGTAAAGAGCGCTGGCGGACTAGTTATTAAACTTAATCGCAATCCATACAACTCTGATCATTCTAGTGAAACAGCATTGGATGCGAATAATTATAACTATAATAATTTTGATCTGGTTGTTTCAAATGAATACATGAATATTCTTCAACAACTTAATTTTATATATTCTTTTCTACAATACAAAGGAATCCTACCATTATAATAACATACTTTAGAAGCTCTTCCTATAATACCCATTCAATGTGCGAACAGCAATACTTTCTAGAGTATGTGCTAGGATGGAGGGGTCCGTCTAATCAAAAAGCAGACAAGGGAACAATAGTACACAAAGTATTAGAAATACTAGCCTTTATCAAAAAGGCGCAGCAAGACAATACTAATCCTATTGAGGATGATATTGTAGGAACAATTGATACTAGTAACTATAATCTGTCTCTCATAATTGATGTCGTATATGACTATTATGTAAAAGCCAATCCTCACCATAAGTGGTCAGAAAAAGACAGAAAAGACTGCATAAACTGGGTCGAGAAAACCATAGTATTTAATAATGGTATGTTCGATCCACGCAATCGATTTATAGTCTGTCCAGAGCAACGGTTTGACCTAGAAATTAAAAAACCCTGGGCAGCGTACTCATACGACACCGACGAGGGCAAACTAGAGGGACATCTAGCCCTCAAAGGCACGGTAGATTTGATCACCAAGATAGACGATAATACTTTGGAAATTATAGACTGGAAAACAGGCAGAAGAATCAACTGGGCCACAGGGGAAGAAAAAACTCAAGAAAAACTAGAAAATGATCCTCAACTCAGAATATATCACTATGCTATACAGCAGCTATATCCGGACTTTGACCATATTATGGTAACCATTAACTTTATTAACGATGGCGGTCCGTTTTCTGTTATATTTGATAAGAGCGATTTGGCAAAAACAGAACAGATGCTGCAAGCTAAGTTTCAAAAAATAAAAAATACAAGAAGACCACTATTGAATAAGTCATGGATGTGTGGTAAACTCTGTCACTTCGGCAAAACAACTTGGGATGGCACCCAGATCGCGCCGATAACA